GCCCTTCGCATGACCTTGAGGAGGGGTGGTTCTTCCTCCTCTGCCAGCGCTGCCTTGACCTGCAAAACACGGCGGGCGGTCACGCCAAAGCGGTTGGCCAGTTCATTGACCGGCGTATCCGGGGCCTCGCGCAGCGCGTGTCTCAGACCGTCTCGGGTCTGCGCCCGGATGGAGGGCACGTCAACGTAGTCACCAGCGTAGCGGTCGGAAATCCATCTGGCAATATCCGGCCCTCCAAGCGCCGTCAGTTGGCTTTTGGTCTTTGGCGTGCCGGGCACATAAAGGCGCATGCCACCTGCACGGAGCAAGAAACGCTCGACCGGGGCGTCGCCCAGATCGGCGCGCATCTCATCGACCCAGAGAGGATCATTCTCCATCGGGCTTTTTCACCGGCGGTGATCCTCCCAGTCGAAGTCGATGCTCTGCCGATGGCCCCATGTTTTGAGGGCCTGAATGACGGCGTCGATCTGTTGCCACTCGCGCAGCATGTCGACGTCAGCCGGGACCGATCCCCAGACTGTGCCGAACCGGGCGCGGATGAACTTGTTGAGCCCGGCGCGGGAGGGATCGCGCAGTGCGCCGGATTGCCCGAGCTTGCGCCAAAGCACATGGATCATGCGCAGGTCGGCACGGGGTGCGGGCTTGTGGCGCGGGTTGCGGGGTTTGTCCTCGAACCCGGCCTGCTTCAGCCGGTTGACGACGAGCTTTAGCTCGCCGTCGTTCATGTCGCGCAAAGATGCCTTGCCCGTGACGCTGACCTGCAAATCCCGGCGCGCGTCCTCGTCGAGGCCCAACTGGCGGCAGGCCGCGAAGATCAGCTGTTGCAGGGCGCGGTTCATCGGCTCAGACTTTCGCCAGATCGATGGTGATCGGCTCCCATGGGGCGTCATGCGTTGCCCGGTGCCAGCACCGCACATAGGTCTTGGAGCCGACCGTGCGCATTGCATCACGGATCGCATCCTGCCCGCGTTTCCAGCGCGGATCTGTGCTGTCGCGGCGCAGGAGCATGAAGATCAGCGCACGGTTGATCTGCCCCTGCTTGTCGGTGTTGAAGGCGTCGGTCACGAGGCCGCGCAGCTCGGCGCGCGCCTCGGCTGACCACTCATTCAGGCATTCGTCAAAGAGCTGCTTTGCCGTCTGCAACTCGGGACCGAAGTCAATCCGGTCCGACACGCGCACTTCGACCTTGTAGAGCTGGTCGACGCTCATCAGCGTCTTGTTGCCTTTCTTGCCGCCGATCCTGGCATCATATTCCTGCGCAAGGATCGCCTCGAATGCACCGATATCGTCGAAGGTATGTGCCTTGAAACGCTTGACCTGTTCGGAAAGCGGCAGGCCGTAGCTGACAATTTTGCGCACGGTCTCATCCTCGAGCATGTGCTGCGGCTTGATGGTCTCGAGCGGCTGCCAGCCGCCTCGGCCGTCGCCCATATAGATGTTGCCGTCGATCTCGCGGCGTCCGTCCGGGATGGAAAGGGGGGTGAATTCAGACATTTTACTCTCCTGTTGAAGGGGGTGTTGAAAGCAGACGCGGACCCACGCCATGCAGCGCGCAGACGGCGGCCATGGCGGCGATTTCGTCCATCGAGCAAAGCGTGCTGCCGCGCGGGCCAAGCAGGTCGACCTTGGTCACGCCCGAGGCGGCGAGGCGCAGCATCTCGTCGGGGCTCCAGCGGGCGATTTCGGGGGCGTTCATGGGTTGGTCTCCTTGTCGTCGAGAATGGCGTCGACCAGATTGTCGCGGATCACGACGTCGAGGATGCGGACGGCGAGCGCCTTGGTTTCCATCCCGCGCGCGATGGCATGCGGCGCGAGCGCGGCGCGGGTCTCGGCGTTGAGCCGGGTCAGCTGTGCGCCTTGAGGCCCGCAGGGTTTGCCTGGTCGAACCGGTGGAAAAGCGGCCCCGTGACGGCGCAGGTAGTGCAGCACCGAGTGGACTCGCTGCGTCGTGACCCCGAGGCGGCGCGCGATCTCTGAGGCGGGCACCGCCTGCGCCGCAAGCTCCGTCACAGGCGCATCAAGGCCGTCGTCATGCCGCGTCATCGTCGGCCCCCTTGTGGATCGGACACCGATTGCAGGCGCGGTACATGGAGACGCTGAGCGAGTTCACATTCTCGAACTGCGCGGCCTTCCCACGCCAGCGGCGGCAGACCTGTTTGCCGATCTCGCCCAAGGCGGGGCAGTCGACCACCTCGCGCATGAAATGCCCGCGCACGAGGTCCTCGACGATGCTGGTGTCGGCGGGGTAGCGGTTGCGTAGGATGTTCGACACGAGCGTCGCGCTGCGTTCCATCTTGACCGCGACCTTGTTCTGGCTGGTCTCGTCGCAGGCGCGCGCCAAAGCGGCCACCCAATCGGGCAAGGCGTCGCCCCAGAATTCCCGGGCGGTGTCACGCGCACTCATGCTGCGCCGCCTTTCGCCGGGCTGAAACCGCCCGTGTTGGGGTCGAGGATGCCCGCCAGACGCACCGGCTTGGGCGCGCGCGGGCCTGTATCCTCGATCAGGCGATAGACCGCCTCGCGGCGACCGGGGATGGCCATTTCGACGACGCGCAGATGTTCGGAGGCCAAAAGCTGGCGGCAATAGGCGCGTGCTTTCTCGACGGTCACTTCGACGCCTCCTGCATTGGCATGCGCGGCAACGTCTGTTGGGTTGAAGTGGCGCAGCGTGCGCATGGCGCGCCACATATTGCCCTCAGGCGTGGCCTCGCCAGAAACCGGCTGCGGGCCGGGCAGGGGGCGGTCTGTGGGGGCATACCAGCGTTTGCCATTGCGGGTGACGCGGCTCACGCGGATCTTGCCCGCGTCCCGCCAATGGCGCAGGTAACGCACGGCGGTCTCGCGGCTGCAGCCGAGCAGGGACACGGCCTGCCAGTCAAACTCCTCGAGTTCGCGGACCTGCGTCCAAAGGCGATCAAAGAGGTCACTCATGCCCGGCCTGCCTTTTTCTCAGCCGCGAGCGGCACGATCTTTTCGGGCACGCGCGGGGCGACGGGGCGGAAGTCGTCGACCCGGCGCACCGCTGGAGGTTGCCCGGTCTCGAAGGCCCGGTTGCCCCAAAGCTCGAGGTCGGCCAAACGCCGCCCCCGGCCCATGGCCAGCTCCTTGGCGCGTGCCAGATTGATCGCCACCCGGCGGATCGAGCCGCCCGAGGCGTCGACGATGGCAGCTAGCAGGTCAGCGCCGACGTCGATGCCTGCCGCGTAGATCGGCGCGAGCTTCTCTGCGTCCGGCAGGTTGCAGGCGAGGGCGGGTTCCCATGCGAGTTGGCGGTTGTGGATGTTCTCCCAGCGGGTCAGATCCTGCGGCAGCTTTTCTTCGCCCACAAGAATGACTGGGGCCTGACAGCTCTCGTAAATGTCGCGGGCCAGCTCGATCATCCGCTTGCGCAGGAGGTATTGCGCGTCGTCGATGATGAGCGGGCGGTCGTTGCGCGCAAGCTGTGCGCCGATGGCATCGACCATGGCAGCCACGCCGCGTTGGGGCGGCAGGCCGATTTCACGCAGGATCGCCTGCGCCAGATAGGTCGGCGTCCAGCAATCTTTGACCTGGACGACATGGGCCTGATATTCATTGGCCGCGACCGTCACGGCCGTCGTCTTGCCCCAGCCGGAGGGACCGTAGAACGTGGCCATGCCGGGCAGGCCAAAGGCGCGGGACTGGACGCGCTCGACGAGGCCGATCAGCGCTGCGACGTTTCGCAGGGGCGCAATGGAAAGGGTCATGCTGCTCTCCTTTTCTTGTTACTCTTGGGCACCAAAGCGGCGCTCCATGCGCAGCTGGGCGCGGTAGTCGGAACTTTGTTGGTAGTCGGCCAGCCAATCGGCTTGTGCCTGCGTCAGCATCTCGCCCTCCGCCTGTGCGGTCTCGAGGGCGCGGGCACGCAGAAACAGGGCCTTTGGATCGTCTTCATCGACCTCGACGGGGCGGGCACGATGCTCGGCGAGGCGCGTCACACGGGCCTCAAGTGCGGCTTCGCGCTCTATCTCCTCGACGCTTTGCGCGCGCCGCCGTTTGGGGGCGGCCTTATGCGGCGTCACCAGCTGATGCACCTGCGCCTCGGGCAGGGGGTCGTCTGCCGCCAGCCCCGAGGCCGCGCGCACTCGGGCGGCCACCTCTGCTGCTGAGAATTCGCGTGCCGCCTTGGCCTCATCACGCTGCGCACGGATCCAAGCTTTGCGCTTGCGGTTGTGGTCCCTCGCGGCATCGACATCGAAGAACCGCGCCGCCTCGCGGCACTCCGCATGCCCAAGATAGTGACCGGCCAGATCATAAACCTCGAGCCCGGCCGTCAAGTTGTCCGCGTCGAACCGGATAACCACCTTTTCCCCTGCGATCCGATACATCCACTCGGACCAGTACTCGGTGTCATAGAGCTTCAGTGCGCCATTGCCGCGCTTGGCCCGCCCGCCCTCTGCCCGCAGGAGCCAGAGGCGGTATTGTTCATCTGTCGCGCGTTTGATTGTCGCCTTGGCATAACCCTCGTTGAACACCTCGTTGAACGACCGCCCCATGGCCACTTCGCTGCGTCGCCCGGGGCGGGCGTTGTGATGCGCAAGCTCCTCCTCCAACACGAGGCGGAACTCTTCGAGTGGGATGGCGCGGGAGCCGTAATCTTCAGGCTTTGCGGTTGGCTTGTTGCCGGTATAGGCCCCGTCAAAGGCGGGGTGTTTGGCCACCCGGTCGCAGAGGTCGCGAAAGGCGCGCTCGATAGGTTTGGATTGCCCCGAATAGGGCGTCGCCCAATGGATGCGTACACCCAAGAGCGGCAAGAGCCCGGGAATATCTTCATCTGTGACCTTGAACGTGTTCCGCTTGTCGTCCCCGCCGGTCATTGCCTTGTTGGCGAACTCCTTGCCGTTGTCCATCAAGACGGATTGCGGAATGCCCCATTTGCGGATCAAGTCGCCCGTGACCAGTTGCACGGTGTGGCTGTTTGCCGTCGGCGATAGACGCCACGCCAAGAGCTTGCCGGAATAGACATCTGACCAAGCCATCATCTGTGGCCGCACGGGTTTGTCATAGCCCGGCCAGTGAACAAAGTTATCAAACTGGTGGAAATCGCCCACAACGCATTCCAGCGGCACCATGAAAGCCTTGCTGCGGACTTGGGCGGGATAAAAGCGACGCAGAGCCTCCGCGCCCTTGCGTAGGTAGATTTCAGTCGGGACCGAGACGTTGGCCTTGATCCAGCGTCGCACCTGATGAAGGGGTGGCACGGGGCTGTTGCGCCGCTCGGAGGTCCAGACGCGCACGGCGCGGTCATAGCAACTGGTGAGTGAGGGTTGCGACAGGCGCAGCCAATCGCTGCGCACCAGTGCCAGAAAGGCCGGGTCGATGTCGCCCCGCTGGGCGGGGGCACGCCGCACCGCGCGCCCGTCGATCAAGTAGGCCAGCCGGTCGGCGGGGGCCACGCCCTCGACCTGCGCGAGGTAATTCCAGAGAGATTTCTCGGACCGCCCCAATTTGCGCGCGATCTCGCGCACGGCCGCAGAGCGGGTCAATCCGGCCCCTTCCAACAACTCGATCTCACCAATGGCCTCCAGCCGCGCCTCAGCCTCAGTGCGGGCCTTGTCGCCCGCCGCTGCAAAGCGCTCCCAAGCCTCATCCTTGCCGGGCCGGGCCGAAGGGGCGTTGACCAAATCCGCGCTCAAATGCATGCGGGCGCGGATGGGCAGGAGGCTCCAGTGATATTCAAGGCCGCCACCGGCCCCTTTGCGCCGCCGCACCTTGCCCGCGTGCCGCACCCAGCCCTCGCGCTGTGCCAACTGGTTGATCTTGCGCTTGGTGCCGGGCAGGTCGGGCAATCCGGCCTCCGCCAGATCGGCAGCACTCCACCATTCCTGCGCGGGGGCTGGGCCAGTCATTCCGCATCCCCTTGGTCAAGCGCGCCAAGGAGCGCCGCAACCTCTGCGCCGCGCTCTTCAAGGAATGCCCGGCGTTCGCGCTTTCCCGCGCGGTCCCAAGCGTCCAAGAGGCGCGACAGTTTCTGGTCTCTATCGCTGATCGGGGCAGGGGCCTCGCCGCGCGCGGCGCGGTAGGCTTTGCGGGCGGCGGACACTTTCTTTGCCTCACCGGATGCGAGCGCTTTGACCACGAATTCGCGTTCTTCGACCTCGCCAAGCTTTCCGATTTCCATGAGGTCTACCACTCCAACTTGACGTGGAGCTTGGCGTAGTGCCTCTACTTCGGACCGTTTTAAAACCATCCCGGCATTTACAAAGCGTCGGATATGCCGCTCCGACATATTCAGATGCTCTTGAACGCTGGCCACAAATGATACGACGGACATCATGTCCGCCGTATCCCACCGCTTTGACACGAGGTCCGCGCCGGTCGCCGCCTTGGCTTCCGGGTGCAGCGTTTCGTAGGCGCGCTTGCGCTCTGCCAGAAACATTGCCAGATCAACCGGGATCAGCGGTGCACCTGCAAGATTGGCGTCGATCTCGATCAGCCGAGCCTCGGCGTCGTTGCAGCGGACGAGCCGCACTGGGATGGACTTTCGACCAATCTCTCGCAGCGCGGTCAGGCGGTGCATTCCGTCGAGGAGGTAGTCGCCGTCGCGCTTGCGCCGCACGGTTATGTTCTGCAACAGGCCGCTCTGCTCGATTGACTGCTTGAGCCCGTCTAGCGTGGCGGTGTTCACGTCGCGCAGCCGGTCCTCGATGATGATCGCATCGACAGGAAGTTCGGTGACGGTCGAAAGATGCTCAATCATTCCGGGGCCTCATGCGCAAAAACTTGCGAGAACGAAGAGCATGGCGAACAACGCCAAAGCCCCCACCACATCCCCGATGACAGAAAAGACGCCCCGACCGGAGCAAGCAGACTGGGCACAGCCGGGGCGCAAGGACCGCGCAGCGCACAGGCCAGCACGCGCGCGGAGACGAAACTCATGGGCAAATCGGCGGATCATCGGGCACGCTCCCGAACGAACGCTTCCTTGCGGATTGACAGATGATGGTCCTCGGCCAAACGGCTCAGGCGCATCAGCGGCAGCGCGCAACACGGCTCGTCGATGTCGCGGACCAATTGCAGGGCCAACGCAACGCGTTGCGCCTGCGGGATGGCCGCGATCTCAGCCTGCAACCGGCCCGCATTGGGGATCAGATCGGAAAGCCGCATCACATTAAATCCTGTGTTGAAGGGGGTGTTTCAGGGGCGGCACCTTGTCGCAGCACTGCG